CCTAGATCATTCAACGGTTGGGAGGCTTGGACGAGTGTGAAGCCTATCTTGCTCATCCAGTGAGTGAGGTCGTTCATTCGTTCTCCATTTCAATTACGGTTTCGAGGGCGCGGATGTATCCGTCCCAGTAAGTCCTGGCGTAATGCGCCTTGTCGTCCAGACTCCGCGAACTCTGACGGGCATCCATGAGGAGTCGTCGGACTGCTGGGGCACTGACATCGAGGTTTCGTTCTTGTTGGTAGGACATGGTTCAAAAACAGGGGTTCCGTCTAAGTTGATTTGGTGTGACCAGAAGCGGGACATGGCGCCAGGAAGCATGCGAAATGCTTTCTTACGCTGAGCACGAGAGGGCATATCAGCTATGAGCCTCCACAAAAGCGTCGATAAACCCCTGGAAATCGAAGGGTTTTTCGTGGTGTTCGCTGTAGAGGGCGGCGGTGTTCTCCAGCGCCACCTTTGATCGCTTGATCCGGGAAGCCTTCTCCGGGAACCGCTGATCGAGCTCCTGGAGGCAGGCTCTGAGGTCTTGCATCATCCAGTCCGCTTGATCAGGTGTGCCTGCGTTCAATGGAACTAGCAGGCTCACCTTGATCGACCGGCAACCTTCAGGGTCCAAGCCGAATCGGACCATGAATTCCGCAAGGGGGTCGTTACTCAGATCCTCGTCAGCAATAGCGACAAGGGCCTCGTGCATCATCTTGGTCATGATGATCGATCAGACCAGGGACAGGCAGGCTTCCCGAGCCTTGGCAATGCGCTCGGCACCCTGGCCGCCCCACAGCGATTCCAGGCGAATACGTGCCCGTTCCACCTCATCCTTTGACCGCCCTGCGTCGTGGGTTTCAAACTGCGTGATGGCCTGGAAGAATCCCCATACGGTGCCTTTATCGACTCCAAGTCCGGTTTCACCTGTGTAGTGGGAGCGGATGGTTGCGATTTGGGGGAGATCTGAGAGCTTTCGCTCCCGCTTCTGCTTCGTGTCTTTGTCTGTAATAGGACGAGTGAGGAGATCTGAATAGGTGGTTTCGAGGATGTATCGGGCAGCGTCAGGGCTGAGGGTCAGGGTGGTCAGAGGCTTGAGGGCCTCTAGATCGCGGCTGAACTTCTGCTGTTCGAGGTTGATCAGAGCCGGTAGAGAATTGGCGAACTGCTCCACGCTCTTGGTGTGGCGCATCACAAGGCCGGCACCCACATCTTGCGCTTTACGGGCGCCCTTGCTGCACAGGTAGCGGAGTTGGTTGGCGCAAACCAGGCGGACATCGGAGAAGAAGACCCCGAATGCGCTGGAGCCGTCAAAACTGTTGAAGGCGTGGATGTAGCGACGGATCTTGTCACCCTCAGTGACCTCGCCCTCGATGTCGCAGGAGGCGGTGATGAAGACCTTGCGGCCGTCGCGGATGCTGACGATGTTGTCGATCTCCACGTCCTCACGGAGATACTCGAAGAGCTGGATCAGGCTGTCGTTCTGGACTGGGGTGTAGCCCTTGCCCATGATTCCCATCAGAGCGCCGTTGTCACAGCGGGTGATGGCGCAGTGGTCCGGGGACTCGTCCATCACACGGTCATGGATCGAGTCGGGGGTGTTGAAGAACACAGCCGTCTGAGCCACCCGGAAGTCGGCACCGGCCATGGCGAATGCCTGACGAGGCGTTGCTGACATGGGAACCACCGTGCCACCGGCCTGGGCGGCGATGGGGTTGACTTGATAGCCGCGATCCTGAAAGCGGCCAGGCTTCAGAATCTGCTTCTCCCGAGCGAATTCCTGGGTGACAGCGTTGTTGATCTGGGTGCGGAACTTCATGTCCGACATAGCCAGAGCGTCGGGGGTGTCGGTGTGGACTGGGGTTGAGGTTTTCATGAGATGCGGGTGGTGATGATGATGAGAGAGGTGAAAAGCGGCGATGCCGCTGTACAGATCAGGATATGTCCCTGTCCTGGTTTGTCCAGGACAGATAAGCAATCCTGATGCGGATGTAGTAGGATGTCCCTGAGCCACCCGTCCGCTTCGATGCGGGTGGATGGTGAGAGAGACCGCCCCGGTGTGAGAGCCGGGGTTTTTCTTTGTCAGAACTCGAAGTAGAAGGCGGCCTCCCAGGAGTCGAAAGGGGGGCTGGTTTCCAGGCGGCGCATCTTCAGTGCCTCCCAGTAGGGGAAGCAGCGGCTGATCTCGCCGACGGTCTTGGTGGCAAGGGTGTCGGAATCAAAGACAAGACCTGGAGTTGCTGAGGCACCGTTGCTGAAACGTATTTTGCGAAAAGCCATTAAGTGGGCTCCGTGGGTTTGGGTTGGGTTTCGCACAGGCGGGCCAGGACCAGCTGCAGATCAAGTTGAGTGAGTTCGCCATCGGGTTGCCACTTGAGAGAGGTGAGTTCGCAAGTGGCGAATTTGATGTCACGCAGGCTCTTGTCGGTGGGCTGCTGCTGGGCCATAGCTCAATGCACGGAGAAGTAGAGGCGGTTCTCTTTGCGGACCTTGCCGCGTTGGATCAGTCCTTCCAAGATTCCGTAGCTGAACCATTGGCGGCTGTCGTTGTAACCGATGGCTTTGCCCACTTCAGCGTTGCGGACGCCAGAGGGGTTGCAGTCCAGGAAGTCGATGATGTGGCGCTCCAACGTGTACGAATCGAGAAGCGTCTTAGTGGGATAGGTGACGGGCTTGGTCATGGTTTGAAAGGTTGGTGAGAGAGGGGGAGTGAGTCCCCAAGAAAGCCCCGTAGGGCTTAGTTGGGAATTCAGTTAGATCTTCTGGAAGGACACTCGACCGATGCCGTCCGTCGGGACGCCAAGAGCTATGGCGGCGGCGTAGGAAAGGTCAATACCACAGGCACACCTGTCGTTCACACGAACCGGCACTACTCTGTCCTTGTGACGAATCAGGAGCTTCGTGCCGCATGGGTAGTGCGGGTGAGCTGCTGAGATCACGGAGGCTTGGTACACGTCACCGCAGGCGGTTCTGCGGCCGATGTACCAGGGGTGGTAGACAGTCGCCGTTGTTGTGGTTAACCCCCCGGTGTGGTGGGCCAGAGACGGCATTGCTGTTGCCACGGTGAGAAGTGACAGAACGCAGTTACGAATAAAAGTCATCAATCAGTTGCAGGGATCAGGCAACAGGACTCGCAGGTACACCAAGGTGAGAAATAAAATCGCGAGACTGTTGATTGGGCGACGGCCGATTGATTCGGTCGTAGGAGCGGATTGGTGAGCGCCGGTTGGAATGCCGGTCTTCGATCTCCACATCAATGCCCTGGGCAGTACACATTTGCAGGAACAAAGGGGCGTCGCAGTCCTCTTCGAGGTAGAGCGATTTGCCCCGTTGGTAGGAGTAGTCGGAGATGCGAGTAAGCGTTCCGAGTACTTTCTCTACTGTCGCGCATTTAACTACAAGCCAGGCGTGTCCTGGGTCATGGTGCATGGTCAGTTTGAGGGGTTTGTTCATTCGGTGGGGTCAAAGTTGACGATCTTGTCGAGGGCGTTGAGGGCCTCCTCGAGGTATTCATCGAAAGGATGGCCCATTGCATCCATCTGGTGGAGCTCTTTGTCGCGATACTGGATCTCAATGAGCTCGCAGTAGATCCGCTCGATCTGAGCAAAAGGCCCCAACCCATAGCGGTTCTCGCGCACTCGCATACGGTTGAGAATCGCGAGGTTGCGTTCTCTAGGTTTCAAATCAAGAAGGCTCATGATGTAATCGGCCAGTGGGCTTTGGGTGAGGCGACGCGGAGGATGTTTGTCTTTGTGTTTGGCGCATCAGTGACAAACAAGTGACCAGTACTTGAATCGGCCACAACAAAGAAGCACCTATTCGTAACAGTCGCGCATGTACGAGCGCGGTACTCAAGATCATCGAGAGACATAAGTTGGGGAGTGAGGGTTTAACAGTTGATGGGCACTGGGCCACGGCGCAGTAATCAGCACAGTTGTGCAGAACATGAGTACCGAAACCGCGAAAATCTTCTCAATGATTGAGATCTGGGACTTCATGCTCAGTCCTCCTCAGCAGCGAGGCCGGTTTGTTTGACCGTCAGATAGACGGATTCACTGGCTGTCGCGATTCCGTCCTCCTGCTCTTTGCGCTGTGCATGCTTGATGCGTTCACCTTCGCGGCGGAGTTCGTCGCTATAGCGCCACACCTTGCGGCGGCAGACGACCACTTGTTTGTCGTCGAGTTGGGCGGCCTGGATGTTGTTGCTGTCCATGTAAGTGAGCAGCTGGGCCTGGAGTGCTTTGAGATCACTCTCCATTTGGCTGTGCTGCTCCTTAAGGTTGAGATAGATCTGGAGCTGGCGCTCGTAGATCTCTTCATTCCAGGATTCTGCAGTCATCTTGCGCGATGCAGTGGTGGAGAACTTGATGCGCTGTTTGGGGCTGTTGCGGGTAGTGGTGAGAGTCATGGTGAGAGAGTTGATGTGTTGAATCCGCGTGTGGGATGCGCGGCCCCCATAAATGGTCAGAAGTGTTCAGGGCAGGGGTAGATAGGGTCGTTGTTCTTGTCGTAGACCCAGGTGTTGTCAGGCGTTGCTGAGCGCCAGGCATCCTTGATGTGTCCCCACTCGATCTCAGCTATCTCGAGTGAGGGACTGTTCAGTTCGTCACGGGTGATGGACGCGAGCAGCTGGGCGTGATCCTTGGGGATCTCGTCGCGCTCGACTGCGATCTGAAAATTAGTGGTGACTTCGTATTCGATGGTGATGCGGTGTGCCATGGTTCAGAGGGATTGTGATGGCTAGGCGGTGATGTTTGTGGTTTCGCAGATAGGAAGTCCGGCCCAATCAGGGTCGGCATGTTTCTTGACCCAACGACACCAGCGGCCGTTGTTAGAAACAACGAACCAATCGGTAGGTGTTTCTTGTTCAATGGTCACAATGGGTTCGTTGTTCATCACATTGATGAGACGGTTTCTTGCCTTCTTGCTTCTGGGGATCAGCCAGAGTTGATCAGTCATTTTCCACATCCATAGAGTTCAAGTTTGCGGTCTCGAAGTGCATCACAGCAGCCGTCATCTTCCGAGATGTAGGAATAGGAGAGTGATTGTTTGCGCTTCTTGAATGTCACATCTCGCCAGTTAGTGATGAAATGTGTGCGGCGGTATATTGTCGCTTCAGTCTTTGCACTCTCAAAGGTGCTGGCAGTTGCAACAACTTGCCCCTTGTAGTAGATGTCGAACATTTGATTGCTCCAGTAGTTTTTAGATGAGTTCTGTTAGTTTGTGGCCGCGCTGTTTGCCTATGTCGCAGATCTCAGAGTCAGAGAATGACTCCAGTTCTTGCCACTCCGAGGGAGTCAGTGCTTGATCAGCTACTAGGACACAATGCTGAGCAGATAGAACGGTTCCGGTGCTGACATCGATGAGCAGATAACGTGAGAGATCCATTGTGATGAGGTGAGAGAGTGAATTGGTCCAGATGAGAACATCAGACGCCAACAAAATTCTTGGCACCTGTGCCATGAGCCTCGACGAAGATGTCGGTCTTGGCACCATCACAGAGAGAACATGTGCGGCACTGTGCGGTCGAATTGTTGACAGTTGCGGGGCACTGTTTGCCACTGAATGCATCAGAACCCTGAGGCACAACGGCAAAAGTCTTCCAACCATGGGCAGACGCATCGAGATAGTCTGCGAATCCATCGCAGCTAGCTTGGAACACACCTTTGCACCACTGAGCAAACTCCTGACGCCACTGGTGCGTGTAGCCTGTGTGACCGGCTGCGAACTTGTTAAGGTCGCGCACAACTTGCTCGTCGAGAATGCTGGGATCGCCATACGCACCCCAGCGAATCTTCCGACCGTTGAGCAGCATGCCGATGTTGACATCTGCAGGGACGGTGAGATCTACATAACCGCCGGCCTTGTAGGTTCGCCACACTGACAGCGGGGCCTGGCCTACGTTGACGTAGCAAGAACGTTTGCCGTTGGCTTGCTTCCGGTGGATACAGTTACCGCAGATAGAATAGTCCTCACCTGTAGCGAGAGCTTCTACAGGGTTAATGTCCTCGCGGAGAATCCAGACCTGGCACATGTTGCCGGTCTTGCGATTGCCTGATTCGAGAGTCATAACGGCAACAAAAGGGTTGCCGTCGATAGGGGAATTGCCACGTTGAATGACAAAACCTAAGGGCTTTTTAGCCATGGTGAGAGAGGCTGAATGCACAGCTTGAGAGGTGAGAGAGTGCCACGAAGTGTGGCAATTACACGAGGTAGGAATTGAACCTACTTACTCTGTAGACATACCGAACCTGTTGATATACACCGGGACGATATAGCTACAGAGCGCCTTCCTAGCTATTGCTAGCACGCGCAAGATCTGAAGGGTTGATCAGTTACCCTGGCCCGCATTAAGTACACTTCAGTGCTGTTGAGTTACACCACACCTATCGCGTAAGTTGCAGTCCTAATTGTTAATTATTAAAAGCCCCACCCTTGGTAGTTCCTGACAGATCCGGGATGATGA